CTTGTATCTAATCTGATTGTATCTTCTCAGCGCGGAAGCCTCAATCTAACCAGATCTTTTGTGTCTGCATCTATCTACGAGAGTATCTTTACTCCAGGAGTAGTATGTGATATCACAGTTCTGGATACGCAGGACATTATTGGTAATCTGAGATTGCTCGGCGACGAGACTTGCACATTTTCATTCAAGAGTCCAAACCTCAAAGAAGCCAACTACACATTCGCTCTGTATGAGATCGGCGATCAGCAACAGCTTGATAGTCAGAGAGCCAAGACTTATGTTCTGAAGTGTGTATCAGAAGAAGCGATGTACGCCAAGACCAATTACGTTCAGAAAAGCTATGATGATCTTTGCTCGAATATGGTCAAAGACATATGTGACAAGTATCTGTTTACGAAAAAGAAAGTCGAAGTCGAAGAGACCAGAGGTAATCAGAACGTTTTAGTTCCTCACAAGAGTCCATATGAAGCAATCAAAATGATTAGAGCCAGATCAGTTTCGACAGAAGAGAATCGTTCGTCATCGTATGTATTTTTTGAAACAAGAGAAAATGAAGAGCAGCTACTGAGGTTCTGCACGATTGAGTCTAGATTTGCAACCGAGCCTGTCAAGTCATTCAAGCAGTCTGGCGCTATCAATATCAACTCACTGAGTAATGAACAAGATAATAACATTCTCTCGTTTTCTATTCCGCAACAGCTGTCTTCCATTGATCGTATTACGTTCGGTGGACCAAGAAGAGTTACGACTTTTAACTTCACTACTTGGAAGTTCGAGACCAGAGATGTTCAGACATCTGATAGCAACTACAAAGATGGTGGAACAGGAACTGATGTTTCTTCAGGATTTGCTAATCGTTACTTCAATGCTAGAATCCCACCACAAGCTTTGATTCCGATCGACGTTTCACAGAGAGCATTAACTCATATTCCAGAATCAACTGCCGACTTCCAGGCGTATATATCTCAGTTGTTACAAAATGCATTGAAAATAAGAGTTCCTGGCGACACTCAGCTGACTGCTGGAGTGACAATCAATTGCGCTCTACCGAATAGATCGGCGACGACTAATAATATGAAAGAAGATCCTCTGATGTCCGGTAAGTTTTTGATTTCGCGAATACATCACAAGATTGGTTTGGTGCAGGAGAAACCTAGATACACTTGTATCATTGAAGCACTAAAGGGTAGATTTGAGGAAGGCGCATGACAGATCGCAATTTTGGTCAGGTATCAAGCATTTTTATTGCTGAAGTAGTTAGCGTACAAGACCCACATCAGTCAGGTAGAGTAAAAGTTAGAATCTACGGTAAACACGATGATAAAACGAATATACCTGACGATGCTTTACCCTGGGCGCAGGTTGTTCAGCCTGTAACATCGGCTGCTAATGGTCGTATGGGGACTGCTCCTGTTGGTCTTGTAGTTGGTTCTCGAGTATTCGGTCAATGGATTGATGTTGATCAGCAGCTTCCTGTTATTGTTGGTTCTGTTGGTAGAGCAGGCGATGCAATGGAAGGGCAAACCAGTGGTGGTGTTCCAACGATTGATACAGCAACTGGAAGTATACCTCCTGCTAGTCAGGGTAACCCAAACAACCCGTATACATCGCTGAATGAAAACAGAGTTACTATTGCTGCTGTGGATTCAGGTCAGACTGATATCATAGCTGTAAGTAATACAACTGGTGGTGTCTTGACCGGTCTTGTTGAAAGAAACATGGCTAATCCTAGATTACCGACCACTTCTTCGTATAACAGAAACAGCAATATGAATGTTCTTGATATTGTAAATGCTGTTGATCCTCTCGGTACACTTGCTTCGCTTCCTTGTTTGAATACTAACCTGATATCAATCAGTTCAATAATCAGTTTTCTAGGAAGCACTGTCGCTGGTATTGTTTCGGGAATTGTAAATGCAGCAGTTCAGGCGATCAAAAATGCTCTGCTAAAGCTGGCTCAAAAGATTGGTTTGTTCAAGCTTCTCGGTATGCTGAATGCTGCTGTGTCTAAAGTACAGGAAGTCCAGAAACTTATAAATGCATTGAATGTTCGAGTGTGTGGTGTAAATCTTATCAATCAGGGTGTGTTTGATACAGCTAACTATGCAATGGCTTCTGTTATTGGTGGGTTGAATACAGCTGTTGGAGCAATAACTGGTGGTATCAATACAGTTATAAACACTGCCACTGGAGCAGTAACTGCTGCTGGCGCTGCTATCACTAACGCTACAAATTCCCAGCTCAATTCATTGATTGCGTCAGTTCCTGCGCCTCCTGCAATCTCCGTAGCTACAGCAACATCAGCAAAACCAAACGCGACCTATACATTATCTACTCCACCTGACGGATACATTCAGCAATATTATGCGGTTGACAATGATCCGTATCCTGGATTCATTGAATGGAAAGATCCGAACGGTACTAATCCTTCTGTGTATACTCCAAGAAATGGTGAGCCAAACTACGCGAGCGCGCAGGAACATACTACTTTTGCAGCTCAGAATCATTTCACTTCAACCATCGGTAATACATTACTGAGCGGTCAGCCTCTGTCATTTGATACACTATCAAAGGCAGTCTCTGGCAGCCTAAACTTTACGCAGGCATTTGGTATGTCTAAAGTATTAGGTGCTGGTGCTGGTGGAGCTCAAATGGCTGGAGTTGTGGCTGCTTTGATACCAACTGTTGTTTCAGGCATTCGTTCTGTGTTTCAAACTAACATCAGTCAGGCTACATATACGTCGGGCAGCACAGCACAGCCAGTAAACAATTTCATGCGTTCGCAAGGAGTATTGGCAAGGCAACGCCAAAACATGCGTACCGGTTTGAATGTAACATAAGGATATATTATGTCAGACGCAAATAACAGACGCCATCCGGAATCTACATTCGAAGCCGAATACCCGTATAATCAATCAACGATTACACGCAGCGGTCATGAGATTCATATCAATGACACTCCGGATAAAGAAAGTCTGCGAATCGCTCATACTAAAGGCAGCTACGCCGAAATTGACAAAGACGGAAGAACCGTAGTCAATTCAGTTGGCAAAGCATATTACTACATGTGTGATGGTTTCAGCACTACTATTGATGGTCATTACGATGTAAAAGTAAGAGGCGTAATGAATGTCAATGTTGATGGTTCTGTCAAAGAAGAGACCGCTGGTAACCGATACATGGCTGCGGGTGGCGAGTATGTTGTCGGCGTTGGTAGTGTTTTATCACAGACTATTGTTGGTGATAAATATGAGTCAATCGGTGGTGATGAGACGGTAGGTATCGCCGGAGCGGAATACAAAAGTGTTGGAACAGATTCAGTAACGCATATCAACGGCGTAAAGACCGAAATACTAAACGATGATTGGTCTGTGACTTCTGGTGGTAATATTGAAATCATCAGCAGTGGTAACATACGAATCAAGTGCAAGAATTTTGAGGTCGAAGCTGAAACGATAACACTGAAAACAACCGGTGGCGATGTGACTATTACTTCTTCTGGTCAGGTGCTATCGACATCTTCTGGGCAGACTAAAATTGAAGCCTCCGCTGTTAATATCGAAGCTTCTGGTCAAACCAAGATCGTTGGTAATCCGCTCAATCTTAACCCGTAAGGATAATACATGGCTGGTATATGTGTAGATGGGGATAATGCTGGTGGTTCTATTATAGCGAGCTCTTCCAATGTTTTCGCGCATGGTAAGAAAATAGCGCTGATTGGCGATTCAGTAACTCCCCACGGTAAAACACCACACAACAGCGCTGTAATGGTCGGTGGATCGAGCAAAGTATTCGTTAATGGAAAGGGTGTAGTCAGATCTGGGGACTCTGCATCTTGCGGTCACTCAGCATCTTCTTCAGTTTCAGATATATCTGCAGGATAATCAAATGTCAACAAGATCAGATCATTTTACCCAAACAAAAATAACTCCGGATCTGTTCTCGGACTTCCTTGACGGTCTAACTCCACATCCAATTACCAAAGATCTTGGTCGTGTAAAGAACGAGCAGTCGATCAAGCAGGCACTCAAGAACATCATACTAACCAATTTAGGCGAAAGACCGTTTCAGCCTAATATCGGTTCGGATGTAAATGCTTTTTTATTCGAGCCTAACGATGTCATCATGGAAGAAAACCTGAGATTCGCCATAGGAAACGCTATTCGTTTCCACGAGCCAAGAGTAAATCTGATTGAAGTTCGTGTTACTTCTTTTGCAGAAGAGGACCGCGTCGCTATCAATATCATATTTTCAATAATAAATAGTATGCAAGTTCAAAATGTAAACCTGTTCCTAAGAAGAGTGCGCTAATGGCAAATAACTCAATCAGTCTGGTTAATCTAGACTTCGATAGTCTAAAAACAAATCTAAAGAAGTATCTGAAGACCCAGACGCAGTTCGCCGACTACGACTTCGATGGTTCGAATATGTCTGTGTTGCTTGACATCCTAACCTATAACACGCACCTGAATGCATTCTATATGAACATGGCTGTGTCAGAAATGTTTCTTGATTCGGCTCAGCTGCGTAATAGCATTATCTCAAGAGCCAAAGAACTAAACTACGTTCCAAGATCAGCCAAGTCATCTGAAGCACAGATCAATGTAAAGTTTCCTCAGACTGGTCTTTCGGCTCTATCTATTCCAGCAGGAACCAAGTTTACCGGAAAGTCAGGTAATGGTACGTTCACTTACACAACAGACCAGTCGCATGTAATCTATCCTTCAGGTGGTTACTTCACTGCAAATCTAAACATCTACGAAGGTGTTTATATCTCTGATGCATTTGTGGTAGATAACTCGGTTGATTCTCAGCGTTTCGTTATGACCAATGATAACATCGACACCGATTCGATGGTTGTTCTTGTTTCAGAAAACAATGGTCAGACCAATACATATTTCAACGTAGCCGAAAACCTTTACGGTCTCACTTCTAACTCTGCAATATACTTCCTGCAGGCTACAGAAGATACACGCTATGAGGTTGTTTTTGGTGATGGGATTTTCGGTCGCAAGCCTCTGAATAATGCTCTGATTTATACAACATACAGAAGATGTTCAGGATCTTTTGCTGACGGTTCCACGAACTTCACGCTAGATGACAATATAGGTACAATCAACGGATTGGGTAGTTTCCTTAGTCCAACCATTACTGTATTGGCACCTAGCTCTGGTGGAGCGAATGCCGAAACGCTGGACTCTATTAGATACAATGCACCAAGGCATTATCAGACTCAGGATAGAGCCATAACAACACAAGATTTCAAAAATCTGGTTCTCAATAACTTTACCGAAGTTAAGACGGTAAATGTGTTTGGTGGCGAATCTATAACTAACTCGGTTGAATACGGAAAAGTGTTCATAACACCTGTAACTTACTCTGGTGATCCTCTCTCTGACTTAGAGAAACAGAACATCGAGACGTATCTCCATGACAAATGCACTATAGGAATCAAACCTAGAGTTATTAACCCAGATTATTTGTATCTTCTGGTTAATACTAAAGTCAAGTATGATAGTGCTGCTACGATTAAATCTCCATCTGATATCAAATCGATCGTAAACCAGGCGATTTCTGCATACGACACTGGGTACTTGACTGATTTCGACATCGAGTTCAAATTCTCTCGTCTGGAAGCCGCGATCAATGATTCCGATCAAAGCATCAGCAGTAATGAAACAGCTGTTGTTATGAGAAAGGATGTAAATCCACAACTGAATACTGATACTATTATCGACATCAACTACCGTAATTCGATATTACCAGGCTCTTTCTCTTCCACGACATTTGAAAGCAAGGGCAAGACTTACCAGTATACGGATTATAATCCAGAGAAGAATACTTTCTCTGTAAATCAGATTTCAGGCGGCAAAGTCACAGTAAAAAATTCGTCAAACAAAGTGTATCTAAAAGATGTCTCTAAACCAGGTTACGAATCATATTCTGATTCTGGATCAATAAATTACGAAAATGGTTCTATCACTTTAGATCAGATTACAATCAATAAATTCGTTAATTCGTCTTCAATACAATTCTTCGCATCTCCGGTAAACCAAGACATCATGGCTAGTGGTAACGATCTGATTCAGATTGATCTTGCTAATCTAGACATCACGGTAGTATCGATCTAATGTCAATTGATAAGTTTGTATCTCCCTTCATTCCTCAGCAGTTTCCTGCTTTCTATAAAGAAGAGGGACCGAACTTCATTGCCTTCGTAAAGGCATATTATGAGTGGCTGGAGTCACCTGGTGATGCTTTATATCATGCCAGATCACTACTTGACTACAATGACATCGATACAACTGAAGCAGACTTCATTAAGTACTTCAAGAACACTTATCTTCATTCACTTCCAGAATCTATTATAACGGACAAACGACTACTCGTCAAGCATATTCTTGATCTTTACAGATCAAAAGGCACTCCGCGCGCATACGAGTTGCTTTTCAGAATGCTTTTCAATGAAGCAATCGAGCTATACATCCCTGGTGATTTTCTTTTAAAACCATCTGATGGTGAATGGGTTGTTCCTAGATACATCGAAGTGTCCGACAGTGATTACCTGGAAAAACTAATCGGTAAGCAGATTTACAATAGTAGCAGAAATGCAACAGCTGTTGTTGAATCTGTTAATCAAAAGATTATCAATAACCGATTCATGCATGTGCTTTATCTGTCATCCATCGATGGTAGATTCAAGTACGGAGAAAGAATTCTTTCTCATTCAGTTCCTGAAATAACTTTAGAGACAGCTCCTGTTATCCTCGGTTCGCTGACTGCAGTTGCTATTGAAAATGGAGGCGCTGGATTCAATGCAGGTGACATTGTAGATATAACAGGAACTGGCGTAAACGGTAAAGCAAGAATCGCTGGAGTTCGAGATGAAAATGGTAAAGTTCAATTCAATCTGATCAATGGTGGTAGTGGTTTTAGCGTTAATGCCGTAGTAACAGTTGCGACTTCGCTTGATCTTATTGTTAACAATACTATCGGAACATTTACTGCTGGTGAAACGTTAATAAGTTCGAACACTAATGCAAATGGTGTTGTTACGTTCTCTAACACTTCATTCGTTCAGATGGTTGATTTCAGTTCAAACTTGAATTTTTATGTTGGAGATTCAGTAACAAACGGTAACGGTGCTTCTGCGACAGTGTCGAGTGTTATTGGTGGTGGTGGAACTGGCGCGAAGTTCAATGTCGGTGGTCTTGTAAACAAAGAAATCCTGTATATCAATACAGATTACATAAGCAGCAACACATCAAGTTACTTGAATGCAAATCTAAGTTCTACCTGGGCATTCCCAAAAAACTCAGTAGCAAATATAAACTCAACTATCGCTGATACTTTGTCGTTTCTTCAAATTGAAGTTGGAACAATCGCTTACCTATCTCAGATCAATCCTGGAACTGGCTACTCAGCAAATCCTTATATCGACATAATCGAACCAGCAGTTGCTGGTCAGGGATATCCAGATGGACTTGGTGGTATCAAGGGTCATAATGCATTGGTCACTTCAGTTGTTGCAAATGCTCAGGGAGTAGCTACAGCTGTTGAAGTTGTTGACTCTGGTTTCGGTTTCTCTCCTGGCGACACAGTCTTTCTAACTACTCCGACCAATAAAAATGTGGTCGTGACAGGAGTAGCTGTTATTGATACAGATGGTGAAGGAACTGGTTACTGGAGAAGTAACAAAGGATTCGTAAGTGACATTATGAAGATCCAGGATAGTTACTATTATCAAAACTTCTCTTACGAGATTCTTGTAAACAGAATGCTCGGAATGTATAAAAACATCGTGGAGGATTTGATTCATCCTTCGGGTATTGCTCTGTTTGGGCGTTTCAGATTGAAGAATGAACTAACATCAGAACAATCAGAATCGAAAACTTTTGTAAAAATAAAATACGATATATTCAGCGCTTCAGGCGGACAGACTTCGTTTACTCCATCAGCTGGTTATACAGCTGGTAGTTTAGAAGTCTACCGAAATTACAAAATTATAGCGAACACGTCGTATGCAAATAATACTGCCGATGTAATAACAGTTACGAATGCAAACACTTACATTGATGTGAATGATCCGATTTATTATAGCGTTCCTGCTGGTAATACGGCAATTAATAATTTAACGGGTAATACATACTACTATGTTACATTCGCAAATTCGAGCTCGATTGCGCTGTCAACCACTATTGGTGGAACCAATGCAAATATTTCGGAAACAAGAACAGGGGCTGGGGAAATTCATGAATTTCAGGGTATCAAATTATCAAATTCTGAATTTACTGCAGCAAATGGAGTTTCAGTAATGTTGAATTCGGCAGCTGCTCTTGGTGACATTATCGAAATTCGTGTTTATTCATAAAATAAATAGTATAAAAGGTAGCTGGGCGAACTGATGGCAACACTTACAATCAATCATTATATCAATCAAGCAAACAGTTTCATCACTGACATTCGTAATAACAGAAATGGTTATTACATGTTTGCGTCTAGACCGCAGCCCTGGGCTAACAGCTCCGGTGGCAACGATGATTATTCGGTGTTACAAACGAACAATTCTGTCGCGCAGGTAGAACAATCTTTATATGATGATCTACTGTATGGTAAACTTTTGAAAGATGAGGATGTAACAAACGTTGTTCCTCGTTACGACTGGGTTATCAATACCAAGTACGACGTTTACGATCAGAATGATGCCGATCTTTATAGCAAACATTTCTACGTAGTAACCGACAAGTATGAAGTCTATAAGTGTATTGACAACAACAATGGCGCTAATTCTTATGTCAAGCCAACCCTAACATCTACTTCTGGAACGTTCAAAACCGGCGATGGTTACGTTTGGAAGTATATGTATAGCATTGACTCTTATTCTAACTCGAAGTTTACGACCACGAGCTACATCCCAGTTAGCACAAATGCTGCCGTCCAGGGTAATACGACTGCAGGCTCTATCGACATGATTCGAATCACTGACGGTGGAAATAGCTATTTTGTTTACGAAACGGGTTACATTGGCGGAATGGTCAATAGGTACATCATTCAGCTTGCCAATACAGCTTCTAACACTGATGACTATTACGTAAACTCTTCGATCTATTTGAAGTCAGGGTTTGGTGCTGGACAGATCCGCGAGATCTCTTCTTCTAACGGAACTTCAAAACAAATCGTTGTTGATCAACCATTCGAACTATTCACAAGACTGGACCTAGCAAACGTATCGGGGACTGTGACGACTGGATACTATGTTGAGCAGCCATACGATATTATAAACTATCTATACACACAAGGTTATTTCAATATTGACACAACGGTGACGCAGTCTGATACTGGCGCTTCCGGTAAGGTTCTGGCTGTCAACACTTCCGTTATACAAATAACAAAATACGTATCAAATACGCTTTTTCAGAATGGGTTTCCTATTGTCGACACAGCTTACTCTGGAACCGTAAAGACAGGAACCGTATCGGTTGGTAATGTTGGATCTTGTAATATTGCTTTCATTACTTCCAACGGTTCTGGTTATACAGCCAATGCTACAGTAACAATCACAGCCAATGGAACTGGATCCGGAGCAACTGCTAATGCTCAGGCTAATGCTAGTGGTAAGATTTCCGCTATCAATATTACGGCAGTAGGTAGTTCTTATTTCGTAGCTCCTTCTCTTACTATTTCCGCTCCTACTGCTCAGACGTTCAACTCTAATACTGCAGTGACTGCCGGAACTGGTGGTGGGTCGAACAACGTTATCACTCTGGCGACTGCTGGTTCATTTGTTGCTAATGACCTGATCACCTATACAGTTTCAACTGGTAACACGACTATCAGTGGTCTTACTTCCGGCACAACTTATTATGTCGAATTTGCTAATGCTACAGTTGTTGCTCTAAAAGCAACTGCTGCCGGTTCGCGTATTGCTCTTACTAAGGGTCCAAATGAAACAGGTCATACTCTACAAGGGCAAACAGCCACAGCGATTATGTATTGCGATAATCAGATTATTCGTGGTTCTAGTACTCAGCTGAATGACTCTGCTAATGGTTACGCCAATGGTGAATATATTCGTATTGGAGCAAACACCGTAAGTAACATCCGTAGAGTTGCTAACAATGTAAATACAACTATTCTTATTGCGGACCTACCTTTCAGTAACTTGTTTACAGCTTCTGCCAACTCTCATTACAAAATGACTGTTGCTGCAGAGCCAGTGTCTATTGTTATTCAAGGCGCTAGTGGATACGTATCAAACACTAATCTTACTTCTGTTCAAATCGCTATCGGAAATTCTTCTAATGCTGGAGTGTATTTCTCCGTAGGCGAAAAGGTTAATATGACCGACTCAGGTCTTGTAAATCAAGGCGCGAATGGAATTATTGCTTATTCAAACTCTTCGACTGTTATTCTGTCCAGTGTACTAGGCGCATGGCAAGCTAATAGTGGTGGAACTCAGTTCTACGTTAGTGGTGAATCTTCTCTTCAGCTTTCTCCTATTGTAACGGTTCAAAGTAATCCAAATATTACAATAAACAATCCTTCTGGAACTTTCAAGCTTGGTTACCCAGTATATTTCAAAACTGCTCTAAGCGCAGCTAGCGGTAATGCAACTTTAGTTGCTAAAATAACTCTACCGAATGATCAGACCGAATATCAAATCGGACCAACTGTGAGAGTGACTGGAGACGGATCTAATGCGATTGCTATTGCTGTTGTCAACACTGCAGTTAATTCTCGCTATGATGTTGTTGGTATCGACATTATAAATCCAGGAACTGGATACACTCAAGCCAATGTTGCAATCTACGCTAATACAAACTACGGTAGCGGCGCTACAGCAAAAGCAATCATCTCTCCTGTATACGGGCATGGATACGATGCTGTAACAGAGCTTGGTGGAAGGTACGTTGGAGTTGATGCTAAGTTCGACACGGTCTCGAATGAGATATACAAGTTTTTGAGTTATGGTTCTTATAGAAAAGTAGGTATTCTTCAGAATCCTCAGTTCAAAGATGTCAAAGTTACTCTTACCGATTTCGATAGAGTAAATCTGAGTCTAACGAATAAAACAACTACTAACTCAAACACCAGTATTACCAACTGGGTCGCCGATGAAACTGTATACCAGACCACTTCGAATACAACTCTTGTAATCAACTACAGTTCTTCTAACGGAACGTTCAATGTAGGGGATTTGGTTTATGATAATGTGGCTCCTTCTGTAAATGGAACGGTTACATTCGCGAACAGCACAACTGTTGTTCTTACACTTTCGAATACATTACCAGCTTCTGTTACGGCTGTATTCAATCCGAATACTGATGTTATCGGAGCAGTTTCAAACACATCGAATAATACGATTTCGATAGGATCAAACGCGACATATCTAATCGCGAACAACCTTGTGACCTATAAAGTCTCTGCAGGTAATACCGTAATCGGAGGTCTTTCTAACAATGGGCAATACTACGTTCAGTTCGCCAACGCGACGCATATAGCTCTCAAGGCTTCGGTTGCAAGCAATACAAGAATTACTCTAGTTCCGAGTGCCACATCAGAAACAGGTCATATCTTCACAGCCGGTTATTTGATCGGTAGTCGCTTGATGTCTAACACAGCGAATGCTAATATTGACGCTGCTTATCCTATCGTACCGCTGACCAATGTTTCGGCTACAGGTGTTGTTGTATATGGTAACTCATCTGTTTTACAACTAAAAAATGTGAAGGGTTCGTTTACAGAAAACTCTGCATTCAATTCAATTGTTGGCATATACTCAAACACTTCAGCTTTTGTAACAAGCGCGAACACCATACGTTTCGAAGTCACCTCTGATAGTAAAACAGAAATCATTTCAGAAACTACATCTGGTGCTGTTGGTGAAGTTACGTATCTGTATTCAAACACCGAAGTGCTACTGAGCAATGTAGTCGGTCAGTTTGCTACAGGCGACGTGATGTATGATAGCGTTGTGAATGCTTATGCCACTGTTACTAGCATTTACGCTTCAAATGGCACCGTTGAATCTTCTTCAAGTTTCGGTGATCGTTTCAACCAGACTGCAAGAATTACTCTGACTGCTAACACCGGAGCGTTTGCTAATAACGAATACGTTCAACAAGATGTATCGTTGGCGCGTGGTAGAATTGTTTCGATGAACGACGAAATAGATTTGAAAGTTTCATCGATGAGCGGAACATTCTCTCCTGGGCAAACTGTAACTGATACGACAACCAACGCCAATGGTATTTGTACTTTTGCAAACACGACTTACATAAAACTTACATCAGCAAGTAAGACTTTATTTTTTGGTTTGACTTACACTATAAATAATGGATTGGGATCCACGGCGACTGTTGCTGGAGTTTATCCGGTTCTGGTATTGAGCAATGTTTCGGATGTAAATAACTTTCAGGCTGGTTCGAATGCCATCATTGGACAGACGTCAGGCGCTTCGGGTACTTGCAATAACTATTTACTGATTACAAACCCAGATTTAGTTAGAGATTCGGGAAAAATGATTTACACAGAAAGTTTCACACCAGTTACTCGTTCAGCTACTTCTGTAGAAGAAGTCAAGCTGGTAATAAAGTTCTAAGAGGACATAATGGCACTAGATACAAACCTTTCCAAAAAGCCTTACTTCGATGACTACGATGTAACGAAGAATTTTTATCGTGTACTTTATCGTCCAGCAGCAGCTGTTCAGGCGCGCGAACTCAATCAGATGCAGACTATTCTACAGGATCAGATTGACAAGTTTGGTCGTCATATTTTCAAAGAAGGTTCTGTTGTTGAAGGCTGTGCATTTACATTCGACAACTCTTACAACTACGTAAAGATCAAAGACAATTACGCTAACAACTCGGCTATCTCAAACATCAACGATTTGGTTGGTAAAATTGCAGTTAACTCAGCGAATCTGCAGGCTCGCGTTGTCAATTCAGTTAGCGGTTATGAATCGAATAATATAAATCTGAATACTCTTTACGTCAAATATCTAAACTCCGCTAACTACGCCAATGGCGATCAGCAGTTTGCATTTGCTAATGCCGAAACTGTTCAGATCTTAACTGATACCGGTGTAGGCATTGGAAATGTTGTAGTTGCGACAGCTTCTGATTCTTCAGGCAAAGGTTACGCATTCACTACTACAGAAGGCGTGATCTTCAAGAAAGGTTTCTTTATCAGAGTGCAACCACAGACTCTGATCGTTTCCAAATACAATAATCAGCCTGATGGATTGTCGGTCGGTTTTGATGCTGTTGAAGAAATCGTCACACCTGAGATTGATACTTCTCTACTAGACAATGCAGCTGGTTCTCCGAACTACGATGCTCCTGGCGCGCACCGTCTGAAACTAGTACCAACTCTTGTCACTAGAGAATCTGCTGATATTGCTAATACAACTACGTTTTTCTCTCTCTGTGATTTCAAGAATGGTCTTCCCATTTCAATCAAAAACGATGCACAGTATGCTGCTATCGGTAAAGAGATGGCTAGAAGAACGTATGAAACCAATGGTAGCTATGTCGTAAATCCTTTCTTGCTCAGTACAGAAGTTCTGAGAACAAGCAATAATGCATCGAACACGACTCACTTCAACATTGTTTCTTCTCCGGGCATCGGTTATGTTCAAGGTTATCGCGCCGAGTTTATCAACAACAATACAATACCGGTAAGAAAAGGTCTTGATTTCGTATCAGTAGACAATCAGATCGTCTCTACGAACTTCGGTTACTATTTCGAAGTCAACGAATTTTGTGGCGACTTCAACAACGAACAGCTGGTTCAGGTAGAGCTTCATAACGTTGCTAAGACCGCAATCACAAATAAAGATTTCCTTGGTGTGTCTTATTCGACATCGACCAAGATTGGTACTGCATACGTTCGTGGTGTTTCTTACAATACAGGAACACCTGGTGTTGATGCTGTTTACAATCTGTATCTGTTCAATATTACAATGTCTCCAGGATTCAAAACATCTGACGCAAAGAGTGTAATATACTACTCTTCTGGCGTAAAAGCTGTTGCTGATATTGTTCTTACATATGACGCAACTCTAGCTGCGAACACAGCCAGAATTCAAGATGCCAAACAAGAGATTATGATCTATCCTTTCGGTCAGAAAGCGCTGATGAGCAATGGTTTCAGTTCTGCCGAATACGTTTATAGAAACAGAGCCAATGCTTTTTTCCAGGCGAATGGTACAGCTACAGTCACTCTTGGATCTGCTTCTGGAACCGGTTCTGAATCTTTCCTATACACTGGTTCGTATTCTACGAATCTAGAAGAAAACTTCATAATGATTCCCATCACTACTGGATACAGCAGTTCAAAAACAGGAAATGTCAGTACGACTAATGGTTCTTCGAATGTAACAGGCGTAGGAACAACATATTTTGATTCTGAGTACAGAGTCGGTGATTATTTTTACGCGAATTCCATAATTAAAAGAATTACGTCAATCACCAATAGCAGTTTTATGACTGTTGACTCTACGTATAGTTTTTCTGGTACTGTTATGCCACACCAAAAAACATTCCCTGCAGGAGCTCCAATCAGTTTTCTTTCGCCTTCTAGATTGATCTCAGCCACTTCAACAGTTGCTAGCATAAGTCTTGGTGAAACTGTCAACAATTCTTTCCAGACCTCTTTCTATTTTGATATCATTCGAAGCGGAACAGTTCCAATCAAGAAAGTTATCAACAAAGGAACTTATATCAAAATCCAGGCTAATTCAAACCCAGGAGGCACAACTGGACCATGGTGCCTTGGTATACCAGATGTTTGGAAATTGAATGCTGTATACGTAGATTCTACAGGTGGAACTTATTCGATTTCCAATCCAAATAACACATCGCGTTTCCGTTTAGATACAGGTCAGCGCGATTCTTATTATGGATTGGCTTTCATATCATCGAAACAGCCAGTAGCCAAAGATGCTACTCTGTTAGTTTCTGTTGATAACTTCACTTATGACATTTCACAGGGTGTTGGTTTCTTCACTGCCAATTCTTATCCTGTTGATGACGCAAACACAGCGAACGCGACAGCAATTCAAACATATAGTATTTCTAGATACACTTCATCTTTCGGTGATGTATATGATCTTCGTGATGTTGTTGATTTCAGACCGTATGCCGTAAACAATGCTGTTGCTAATGCTAGTATTGCCGGAGCGACTATCAACCCAGCTAATACTCTTACTCTCTACTCTTATTCAGCGAACGGTTCGTATGTACCTTCCCCAGATACTAATTTCAAAACAAACCTGAAATATTATCTACCAAGAAAAGACAGAATTGTAATCACAACAGGCGGACAGCTTGTAGGTGTTGAAGGTATCTCGGGCGATAATCCTGTTGCTCCGGCGGAACTTCCTTCTTCTATGACTATCGGAACAGCATACGTACCACCGTATCCTTCTCTGCCGACAACTGTTGCTTCTTCTTACAACAGATTTGATTATGCTGTTCAGCTTACTCTGCAGCAGACCAGACGTTATACGATGGCTGACATCGGTAAGCTTTCTCAAAGAATTGACAGACTTGAATACTACACATCGCTGAGCCTTCTTGAACAGTCGACTTCTTCTCTGCTTGTGAGAAGCGATAATACCGGTCAGAACAGATTCAAGAACGGTTTCTTGGTCGACCCATTCAACGACCACACAATCGGTAATACTAGAGACGCTAACTATACAATCGCGATTGATAGCGCCAAGAGCGAGGCTAGACCTTTATTTGAGCTCAGCACTCTAGGATTCAAACTAGACAGAAACTCGACCGCTAAAGTTTACGGCGATCTTATAATGATTGAGCATGATACGGTTGTTTATCAAAGTCAGCCAAATGCTTCGAAATACAGAAACTGCATCGAAGGCAATGTTTACAACTATCGCGGAACAATAACTCTGAATCCTCCGGGTTCGGTGACTGCAGATATTAATAAAAACCCTGACGTTATCTCGAATCTTGATCAATCTCCGAACTGGATCAACATGAAGAGAAACCGTGCTACAGCATGGGGTTCTCAGTGGGGTGCTTGGACTAATAAAGCTCAGAGTTTCGATTCAAATAAAGAATACAATACATACAAAGACGCTTCACAAAACTCTAGCGATTTCTTATCACAAACTACAAATAGATCTCAAACTGTCAATATTCAGTCAACGGTTTCTTCATCTCAAGTTGATGTTGGAAGTTTCGTATCAGACGTTTCGCTGTTACCGTACATCAGCCCTATAACCGTGTTCTTCTCGGCGAAGGGTATGAAACCCAATACTACACTTTACCCTTATTTTGATCGTACTTCCGTATCAAATGTATGCATGCCTTTGACTCCATATGGTGGCACGATTACTCGCGAGAACGGAATTTACTACTCAACAAATGGCAAAAAAGTCTATATAAGTTCTGCTGGTTTCTATTATGAATACGATGGAGTTGATGCCTGGGGTTCTGACATTGTTTCAGACTCTAATGGTAACGTTTACGGCATTTTCTCCATTCCTAAAGGAGCTTTCAGAAGCGGCGATCTCGAGTTCAAACTAACTGACATATATAACCTGGAAATCGGAGAGTCGGCAGTATCAACTCAGGCTTCTACTTTATTCTACGGTACACAGCTATCTGTTCAGAAAGCAAATGCGCTTATTAACGTTAGAATGCCTCAGCCAGTAATACAAAATATTGTTCAGCAGAATATAGTATACAACAATCAAACAACTTTCGTAAATCAAACAACAAACAATACAACTTTCGTAAATCAAACAACAAACAATACAACAATTGTTCAACCATCACCCCCACAACCACAACCACCACAACCACCACAACCGCTAGTCAGTCCTACACCACAGCCACCGGTTGTACCAACAGTCATACCAGACCCAGGACCAGTGGTTTGTATTTTTCCAGTACCAGCAATTGATCCTCCAGTGGAAGTTTCTTGGCCAGTTGTAGTAACTCCAGAACCAGTTTATGTTTGGCCAGTAGCAGTAAGTGATTCGGGCTGGACTCCTCCAACGTACGAGCCTCCTCAACCAACTGTTGAAGTGATGCTACCACCAATTTATCCGCCTGATCCAGCACCAGAACCAGTCTGGCCAAGTTATGGTGATGGTGGTGATGGCGGTTCAAGTGCAGATGGCGGGACCAGTTCTTCCGATGCTTGTTCTTCTTCTTCCAATGATTGCGGTGATGCTGGCGCAGATGGAGCTGACGGCGACGGCGACGGTGGCGGAGATGGAGCTGGCGATGGAGCTGGCGATGGCGGCGGAGACGGTGGCGGAGACGGTGGCGGCGGCGGTGGAGACGGCGGCGGCGGTGGCGGTGGTGGCGACGGCTGATAAATTATCAGCGTAATATGATGCACAAAATAACGATAGAGGTATAGAATTTAGATGAAACCTATTGCTCAGACTTTTATTATTAACGAGCCAGATGGCGGCGTAGAAGCAGTTTTTATAAAAAGACTTGATCTGTATTTCCAGAGTAGAAGTGGTGTGTTCGGAGTCGAAGTTCAGATAAGAGAAACTCAGAACGGATTCCCAACGCAAACCATGGTTCCTTATGGTAAGACATATCTGACTCCTTCTTACATTTCAGTAAGTGATGACGCATCTGCCGAAACTGCATTTTATTTCAATACTCCAGTTTTGATCAAGACAAACGTTCAATACGCTATTGTTGTCGCGCCTGTTGGTGGTAATCCAGATTATAATCTCTGGATTGGTCAGCTCGGTGGAAATGATGTCGCGAGTGGTGCGCCGATCATCAAAGGTAATGAAACCGGAAATCTTTTTGTTTCATCTAATGATCTAAACTTCACGCCGATTCAAAATGAAAGTATGAAATATAATCTTCATATAGCACAGTTCACAGCCTCTGGCGCGATTGCTGTATTCAATAATACCGACACTGATTTTATAAGAGTCAAAGACATTGTAGGGAATTTTTCAGCTAACGAAAGAGTTGTTGTTGCTAACAACGGTTTAGAAATAGCTTCTTTTTCAGTCAACGGAGACCTTGCAAACACATTTTCTAATAGCGAAATTGTTTTCCAGCCAAACACAGCAACAAACTATCTGACCGCAAATGCTTACGGAACTGTGTATTTCGCTAACACAACGAAGATTTTACTTAAAAATGTAGTTGGTTCGTTCAGCAATACGACGACTCTAAAAGGCTCTACAACTGGTTATCTTGTAACACCAAACAACGTATCTCAGAAAGTTACGACTGTTTCAGCTTGTAACGTAATCTCTGTTCCAGATGCTAATACAACATACACAACTGACTTCGCTGTTAATAACGTGATATACGTCGGCGCTAATACAAGAGCTGGTGTTCAGGTGTTGAAAATCACCGCAGTGAATGGGTCGAACAACACGATCACTGTAGATTCAAATGTAAACTTCAATGATACTAATGCGGTTATCGGTAGAGTAAAAGCGGATGCGGATCTTCTAGGTTATGTTTCCTCTGTAACCAGAACGAGAAACTACAAGACTATTACAGTAAGAAACGTTACTTCTAATACAACTGAAAATTTTGCAAACAGTCAAAACAAACTTTTGATTGGTAAAGATTCAGGAGCAACTGCTAATATAGAAGCAATTTTTGATCTTTCGTACGAGAGCGTAACACCTCAGGTTGGTATCATCGAACCGAATCTAACAGCATCGGCATTTACTTTCTCTGGAACTTCTAATACAAGAGTTCTAGAAACGAACTACTTGAACCTTGTAAACTATGTTCCTCTTGAGTTCAACGATAATCAAAGAATCATTATGTCCAGAAGTAATGAGTTAGCTTTCCCGATCTCTGGTGGTTCTGGAGCAGGAACAAAATCTTCTACGTTCAATATCTCTTTGGCGACATCAAACAATAAAATATCGCCTTACATTGATAGAATCAAAATCGATTCTGCTTACACGACGAATTTATTGACAGCCGAGTCAGAAATGCAGGGGTACAATATTCAAGTTGCTAACTCGACTGGTCTGTTTACAGTTGGCGAAACTGTTTGGCAGTCAAACGCAACCGTGAACAATTCGGCAACAATATTGTACTGCAATACTAGCTACTTGCAAGTTTCAAATGTTCAATCTAATGTTTCTACTCAGTTTGGAATCATGAATGCGAATGGAACTAGCACTCTAACTGGTGTAACTTCTGGAATAATAGCTAACGTTATCTCTGTTGGTTCTTTCAACGAAACAAGTAATACAGTAAATCCAAAAGTTTCGAGATACATCTCTAAAAATGCTGTTCTTGCGGAGGGTCAGGATGCTGAAGACGTTGTTGCTCTAATAACAGCATACAGACCACCAAACTCCAACCTAAAAGTTTATGCGAAAGTTATTTCTGCGGCAGATCCGGATAAGTTCGCTCAAAAAGACTGGTCGGCTATGCCAGAAACTTCTTCTCCATCTCTACAGAGCAGCGCTGTTGATAGGAATGATCTTGTTGAGCTTACTTACGATCTACCGACTTCGGTTCAGCTGATACCGAATAGTGCAGTCGTAAGCACTACTTCTTCTAACATAGCTATGAGCTCGACATCCGGTTTCGTCCCAGGCGATTTTGTTTACTTTGTTGATTCTGGACCTACTGGCAAAATGAATATTAGACAGGTGCGAGGAGTTACTAACGCTACATCGCTTGTTGTTTCTTCTAATGCTGGTTTCTCGTCGAGCAATTGTGCTGTTGGTAGAATCCCAGGTCTTGAATCACAAGTGGGCGCTTTCAGATATGCAAACAACTATAGCATATCACGATATATTTCTTCGACTGATGTTGTTTACGATTCAATCAAAACTTTTGCTGTAAAAGTTGTTCTTGTATCTGATGATCCAGTGGCTATTCCTAGAATGGCAGATATTAGATGTCTTGCTCTACAGGTTTGATATGAATAACAAATCTGATTTTTTGAAAGTAAAAGACAATCAGGATCTCGTTAGAGAAAAAAGAAGCAACGCGATCCTGAATACCAATGCAAAAGAGTTGAATAAATACAAGCAAGATCGTGAAGAGAAACTGAAATTGAAAAATCTCTTCGACGAAAGCGAAAAGATGAAGAACGATATAGACGAGATCAAGTCTCTACTGAGACAACTGTTAGGGCAGAAGTAACATATGACTATTGCAGTAGCTAATGTAGCGAACACAGCCACTTTTGGTTCTTGGTTGTCAAGAACCAACGACATTGCCGTTATCATATCCCAGAACACTGTAACTGTTGACTCTTCTTCGAACGGTTCTGTTTCAACAGGAAACGCATATGTAAATGGATATTTCGGCGCAAATACTCTTGTTGCTTATACAGGCATCGCTGGCGGTAAGTTGGCTGCTGGAAACACACTCAACCTGATTACAAACACAGCTTTCACCTACGTAGGTTCCAGTTTAGTATCATTCAATGCCAATGCAACTTTCTCTAATACCGTAATTACTACAAATGCAGTTTATATTGTTCCGGGTGGCGGCAATACAACTATCGGCGGCAACTTCCTGAATGTAAATACGAGCACGATGAATGTTACATCGACGACTCTGATTGCCAATTCGACTACTGCGACTTTCGGCAACACAACAGTAAAAGCGAATGCTACGTTCAATGTATTCAGAGTCATAGGTAACAACGTAGCAGCTCAAGTCTTCGCGAATACTTCGAACACAACCATCGCAGGAAACGTTTACTTCTCGAACACTCTCAACGTAACCGGTGCAGTAACATTCAGTAATACGATTTCTACAATCGGTAGCGCCACCTTTAGTGACGTTATTTCTGTATCTGGAGCTGCAAACGTCGGTGGCGCTTTGAGCGTCGTTGGCGCGGCAAATGTCGGTAGTACTCTTGGTGTAATTGGTGCTGCGAATGTTGGTGGTGCTCTTGGTGTAACTGGTAATGCCAACGTTGGTGGTAACGTAGGTATAACTGGTAATGCAAATATCGGTGGTAATCTGGGTGTAACTGGTAGTGCAAATATTGGTGGTAATCTTGGTATCCTTGGCAGTTTGACTGTTACAGGAAATCTAAACTTTACCGGTATCTCTACTGGCGATTTCAATCCACAGGCGAATGTAACCTACAGCCTTGGCAATACTTCTCTTTATTGGGCGAATGCCTATATTTCAAGCTTGACTTTAGCAAATACAGTTACTGTTACTGGAAATGCTACTTTCTCTTCTAGAATATCAGTTACCGGAAATGCAACATTCAGCAATGTAACGACTCATACAGGCGCAGCAACTTTCAGTAACACGATTGCTGTAACTGGTGCTGCCACACTTTCGTCAAACGTTTCTACTTCTGGGACAATACTGATCAACTCTATTGTTCATCAGTTCGCAAACACTTACACGTTTACTAACAGCGCTACTGCAGCAAACATAGACACCGTTTCTGCCTCAACTTATCGTTCTTTCGAATATACCGTTCAGCTTTCTGACTCCACAACTTCACCAAATTATCACCACGTTACAAAAATCATCGTGCTTTATGATGGTTTGTCAACGGCGTATATAACTGAATATCAAACTTTGTTTAATATTGTCTCTCTTGGAACATTTGATGTTCTTGTCGCCGGTGGTAATCTCGGTTTGCAGCTAACTCCAACGACAGCAAACGTTGTTGCTAAATTCATCAGAACTTCCATCGTTCCATAAGAGGTTAACATGGCAGCTAAAGTAAACATTGTAATCGATCAAGGTGCTACGTTCAATACAACGTATACAATCCACAACGCGTATGACGAGCCAATTGACTTTACTGGTTACACAGCAAATTCCCAGATTAGGAAAACGTTTTCATCTTCAAACGCTTACACGTTTGATGTAGCTTTGAGTAATAGTGGTTTAGTTACTCTTTCCATGAGTGCAGCAACAACTGGTACTATTGTTGCCGGACGTTATGTTTATGATGTTGAAGTGCAAGATCTTTCTAATATCAGATCGCGCATTGTTGAAGGAATAGTAACGGTTACGCCGCAAGTGACGAGGTAACATGTCCTTCGTAGTCAAATCGATAACGACCAATCAATATAAGGTTAAAGTAGTAAATCAGAACGGCTCGCTTCTGACGATGCCTGCCAGCGTTCCTGTTGTTACTGCTGCGGCTATTTCCGACCTTACTAAGTTTTCAAATACTGCTGCTATGTTGGCGAATGACGCCACAACATACGCAAATGCAATAGCCTACGCATCAAATCTTGTGTCTAATGTTACCGTAGCTTCGATTACTGATGTTCAGCTTTCGCAAGTTCCTCCGGAAAATAATAGCACGCTGGTGTATAATACAACAAATAATAAATATGTCGTTAGACAAATGGATCTAGACGGAGGAATTTTTTAAGTGGCAAATTTAATTCAGATCAAACGTAGTACCACCGCTAGTACTCCAGGGTCTTTGGCTAATGGCGAGCTCGCCTATACATCAAATGGTGATGTTCTTTATATTGGTAGCCCAAACGGTAGTGTTGTTGCGATTGGTGGCGTAAGGGTCCCAGGATTCCTGACTGCGAATCAGGCACTTGTAGCAAATACAACTGGCTATCTAAACGAAATCAGAGCTGCAAACCTTGTCGCATCTAAGATCTACGCAAATGGAACTTTTGGTACCAGTAATCAAGTATTAACTTCTAACTCAACTGGTGGTATTTTTTGGAACACTCCACTTCCTAGTGTTGTCGGTACCAATACGCAGATTCAATTCAATGATTCTGGTTCACTAAACGCTACAGCCAGTTTTACATTCGATAAATCAACTAACACAGTTGGTATCGGTTCTGGTACTATAAATTCGACTAACTATTCTGGAACTGCTAATAACGCCAATAACCTTGGTGGAGCTGCAGCTTCTGCTTACGTAAATACTTCTGGTAGTTTCTCCCTCAACGGCAATCTTACTTTCTTTGGTGCCTGCACCTATTTTAATAATACAGTAAAAGTTGGTAGTACTGTAACAATTAACTCCACGATGGTAAACATCGGCAATGCCGCTGCTTATACTAACGTTGGATATGGTAACGCATCTTTCAGTGCATACGTTAGCGGCAACCTTGTAACAACTAATGTTTCTGCAACTGGTCTACTTGTAGGCGCAAATGTAGTTGTCAATACTACGACTATCGCTATAGGTTCAAACTTTGTTGCAAACTCAACCACGGTTGCAATCGGTTCGGGTGTTGGTCTACAAGCCAATGGTGGAGTTGGAACAGC